AATATTAGAACGTGGGCGAGCTAAGCTCCGGCGTAGCTAAGGCTGCTGCGTAGCGTAGTGGTTTCTACCCTCCCAGGGGTACACACCGCCGCGCGTGTCGCAAAATGATGATCGGAAGTGCCTGAATCGTCTTCTCCGACGAGTTTTGGAGAGAGAACGTTAACTTTTTCTGCGCACTCCGACGCGCCTGGATAACATAAAAGCAAGGGCAATTACGGAAAGTAGGAAATAAAGAGGTACATGATCTCCGAATGGTCTCCAATATATTGGAGACAATCTATATTGGAGACAATTTACCATCGGTACTCATTTATTTAACCTGTTTATTTTTTTACATTTACCCCACGGTAAATAATAACTAATTACTGCCGAGTTACCGCGCCCGAAGAGGAGGAGGTCGTAAATATGATTAGTTCCTTTTCGGTATTTGGGGTTTAGGGTTTAGGATTTCTTTTTGTTGAGTCCTAGTCAGTTTTTTGTCCGCTGCGCTCCCTTTTTTTTTGATGGGATGTCCTTCTCAAGTCTTGCTGTTCATGTGCGTTTTCCATGTCTTCTTGCTTCTTTATATATTGCTAATCACAGAGTGATTGTCATAATTTCTTCTTTCTTTCTTTCTTTCTTTCCTTTGATGGTGCTGTCACCATCAAATACAAGGAGATAAGGTTCATTCGGTCATGAATGGAGCAGCTAAAGATAGGGGACCTTCTATCACCATCGAATCCTACTATAAGATGGCAGGCAACAGCGGGATCAGACACAGCAGAGATGACGATCCGCTATACGAACAACAAGGGTCTGAGGTTCAAGATAGACGTGACTCTCCAGGGTCCGAAGTTCGTGATGGTGAACATCATAATGTTCTCCACCAGAGCGCCAGCACTAATCAGGAAGAAGTTCAGCATCCCATACGGTCATGATGGCATCATAATACCATTCGACTTCAACGAACTGGAGACGGGGATAGAGGCGATGATAGACACACTCTACAAGGACGCCACCTACGAACAGTTCAGGACCGAGGAAATGGTGGAGATGATAGACATACTGATGATGCACGACGCACGCGTTGTGGGAATTAACCTGGACGTCGCGTACGACGTCTCAAACACCACCAGTGCCTAAATGCGTATATTTTGCTTCTATGTAACCAGAATGAATAAAATGACTATTTCCGAAATTGAGCCCAATTTACTTTGGTTATGTATTTAAGCCCATTACAATAACGAAGGCCCAGTCACGAAGCTACTGGGCCATAACAAAGAGACCAACAAATAAAAAATGAAGGCCCAGTCAAACCTGACACAGAAAGCGGGACCCACAGAGGTCGGAAAAACATCGCTCGCCCACGGT